TTCCGCAAATTGATCGCATTGGATACAGGGAAGAAAAGCTAGGCAACATCTACAGCGTGCACAACAACCTGCCATATGCAGAGTCTCTTGCTAATGGCAGCAGCAAGCAGGCGCCTGCAGGATGGGTACAAGGCATCGCTAAAGACATCCAAGCGTTTGTGCGCGTCAATGCAGACCGCATCGGGAGGGACTCATGAGCAGCACCTACAACGACGTTCGCGCCGCGATTGAAGGGCGCATTGGCACGGAGATGGCGCTGTCGCCTGCGTATCCGGTCAGCTATCAAAACGTACCGTTTACGCCGCCCAACAACACGCCATGGGTGCAAGTATTCATCCGCTTTGGCGATAACAGTTACGCCACGCTGTTACCGACTGGCGGCGTTGGATTCAATCGCCAGACTGGCACGCTAGTGGTCAACGTCTTTACGCCACAAGGGCAAGGCACCGCAGCGAACTTCACCATTGCAGAGCGCATCAAAGACAAGTTTGACCGCGCCAAATTCAGCAGCATCATCTTTGACGCGGCATCAGGGCCAGCTCAAGTAACACCAGCAGCGCCTGAGCCTTACTTTCAGACTCAGCTAACTGCTACGTTTGAAGCGTATCTAGACTGACGGTAGCCAATACCGTTCATAACATGGCTGTCACTGTTTTGTCCGGTACATCCGGCGCCCTTTACTACAAGCCCGCTGGCACCACCGGAACATTCGGTGAGTCTGGTGTCAATATCGGCACTGATACCATCACAGTCGAGCCTTACCTTAATTTCAAGGTTGGCGACCCTGTTAAGTTCCGCGTGGTTAATAGCCAAAGCGGCGAGTCCGGTGCCGGCACACTGCCTAGCCCGTTGAGCGCTGGCACCACCTACTACGTGATTTCTTTCAGCAACGCCACAGGTGCGCTGCAGGTATCTACGTCCGCCGGTGGCGCCGCCGTAAACATTGCCGACGACGGCACTGCCGCAGCGCCTAACGAGTTCGAGGTCTACTACGCGGATTACGCCGCCGTCGGGCAGGTGCAATCCTGGTCGTTTGAGATCAGCCGCGCTGAAATTGACGTAACCACCATCGGCCAGACGGCTGGTCAATATGCGCCCTTCCGCGCTTATATCCCTGGCTTTGCCGACGGCAATGGCACTGCCAGCATCTATGTGACCAATGAGGACAGCGCCCTGTCCAATCGCATGGTTGAAGACGTGCTGCAGCGCCAGCAGGTTGGCTGTGCTTTCAAGCTGTACACCGACAAGCAAAGCTCTGAAGCGCTTAGCCGTTCCATTGCTATGGATGCTGTGCTGCTGACCGCCAGCCTGAATATCAACCCTGATGATGCTCAGATGGTGGAGATCACCTTCCGCCCTGCCGGTGCTCCTAGCTTTGATTTCAGCACCTCTGCTTGATCGCTGATTGCCCCTAGTTGCACTAGGGGCTTTTTTGCGTTTAAAGTATCAATGAACTGAATAATTTTGCATGGCATCTGCCAATTCATCCATGCGCGCGCTTGATCGCCTCAAGAAAGCAGCCAACCTGACGCCGATCAAAAAGCAGGTTGAGCTGAGCGATGGCGATGTGTTTGAGTTTTACTGCAAGCCGCTGACCATGGCCGAACGCGAGCGGGCACAGAAGGATGCCGGCTCAGATGAGGCAACGGCATTCGCCCTGCAGCTTTTGGTGTCCAAGGCATTGGATGAAACCGGCCGCCCGCTGTTCCGCGCCGGTGAAATCGCAGAGCTGAAAAACGAAGTACGTGATTCGGATCTGCAGGAACTGATGCTTGCAGTGCTCACCGACAAGCATGACGCGGAAGAGGTCGACGCAAAAAACTGATCAAGCTGGTTAAACAGGATCATCTGCTGCGGCTGATGATGCGCTTAGCCAGAGATCTTGGATACACACTGTTGGAGCTATCGGAGCGACTCACCTACGAGGAGCTGCAGCTCTGGAGTTTGATGTATCAAGTCGAATATCAAGAAGCGGAAGAGGCAAGCCAAAAGGCTAGTCGGCGTAGAATGTAAGGAAGCAGTTGGCGGATCATGTCAGTCGTAGCAAATGTTGCGATTAACGTTGATGCCGCCAACGCAATCCAGCAGCTCAACCGCGTTAAGACTGCCGCCACTGACGTACAAGGCGGCTTTAACTCAGCGGCAACAGGCGCAAAGGGATTAGGTGGTGCATTGCAAGCTGCGCTTGGTCCGCTGCTGACGATCACAACAGCATTGACTGCCGTCAAAGCTGGCTTGGATGTTGCATTCGAACGTGGTGCTGCAGAGCAGCGGCTGCGTAATCTCACCAGCAGCACGGATGAATTCAACGCAGCCATGGCACTGGCGGCTGATACATCGGCAAAATTTGGACTGACGCAAACAGAGTCAACCAAAGCGCTGGCCGATGTTTACAGCCGATTAAAGGGCGTTGGCTTTGGCCTACAAGAGACTGGACAGATCTATCAAGGCTTTAATGCCATTGCGCTGCAGTCCGGCCTTGCTGGTGAAGAGGCGGCGGGCGCATTCTTCCAGCTCAGCCAAGCACTAGGCAAGGGCAAGCTGAACGGCGATGAGTTTGTCATTGTCGCCGAGCGGATGCCGCAGTTACTGGATGCCATTGCGCAAACCACCGGCAAGAGCCGCGGCGAGCTGCAAGGCATGGCTCAAGACGGCAAGATCACAAGCCAGGTCTTGTACGAGGCATTGTCTGGCGCTGCGGCGGCGTCCGAGAACCTAAATGGCAAGCTGACCGCACAGCAACAGACCTTCAACAACCTGCGGCAGGTTACGGATCAACTGCTCAACAGCATTGGCCAGGTGTTTGCACCTGCTGTTGTTGCTGGCGCTCAAGGACTGGCCACTGTCGGCCAGATGCTTGCTGACTGGTGGGGCTATTTGGGGAATGTGATCTTTCCCAAGGTCTATGAGGCAATCCAGCCTGTCATTGCATCACTGCAGGCAGCATTCAAAGACATTGACTTTGACGCTATTCGCGTAGCGATTCAAAGCATCATGATCAAGGGCTTTGAGAATGCCATTGTTGTTATTAGCAATTTCTCGAAGGTTCTTGCATTTGTCATTGATAGCTTCAAGGCGCTATCGCAGAATCCTGTCTTTCAGTTCATTGCCGAGCAGGTTGGGCGTCTTGCTAATTTCTTAGGACTGACCAATGACAAGGTTGGCAAGTTCAAAGAAGAGCAGCAAAAGGTCAATGAGGCAGCAGCCGAATCAGTCAAGAACTATTCGAGCTTGCCACCTAAAATTGACGACGCAAAAGAAGCAGCAAAGAAACTGAAGGAGGAGCAGCAAGCCGTCACCAAGGCAATCCAAGAAGCAAGCCAGGCTGCAGATGCTTCCGCCAAAGTCGTTGATGCTGTAGCTGGACAGCGTGCTTCGATCACGCAGGCTTATCTGCAGGCTGAGATGCAGATCAATGACGTGTTGCTCCAGCAGGCGCAACGTCAGCTTGATAATGCGCAAAACCAAGCGCAGCGAGTCAAGGCAGCAAAAGATATCTATGACATCACTGTCAGGCAAGCTGAGCTTGAGCTGCAAGCAACACAGGCGCAAATTGCTGCTGAGGTCGAAAAAGCAAGGCTGGCGGTCGTTTCCGCTGAGCAAAAAGCCAAAGAGGTAGAGGCTGTTGTCCGTCTAGCTGCAGCGCAAGGCACTGCCAATGCTGAGCATTACAAAGCGCTTGATGCAATCAAAGAAGCGGCAGATTTGGCCCAGATCCAAGCGGGTACCGTTGCCGAAGTTGCCAAGCAGCAAGAACGCGCTGCTGTAGCGGTACGCGACGGCAAGGTGCAGGCTGCAGATGCCGCTTATCAGCAGAACATCGTGGCGAAGGCTACGGGCTCTGCTGCGGCGGCATCAGGCACGTTTGCAAGCAATATGGAACGAGCTGCAACGGCGGCGCAAAAAGTGTCATCCGCTACGTCTGGTGCCGTAGTCGGCATGAGAAGCGCCACCGCAGTTGGCGCTCAATACAACTTCGGCCCTGCAGGCGAGAATGCTGCTTTTAAGGCTGCATATGAAGCGGCACTGAACAAGCTGCAGATGGACCAAACTCGCATGTTCGTTAGCGTTGCAGAAGCTGAGCGCAAATACGCTGAACTGAATCAACGGTTCTTTGAGCAAGCCACTAGCTACAACAAACAATTTTGGGAGAACAGCCGCAAGAATGCTGAAGAATCTTGGTTCAAAGGTGGCGGCAGCATTCTTCCCGGCATGTCATCCGCCAACCGCCCAGCGGCTACCGGTATGCAGCAATATGGCATCGGCACCGGAACAAGCATGGCAACGCCGCAAGTCAACATCACCACTGGCCCTGTAACCCAGATGGGTGGCACAAACTACGTCACGATGAGCGACCTGCAGCAGGCAACATCCACGGCGGCACGTCAAGGCGCCAACATGGCACTGAGTCAACTGCAGAGCAATCCATCGCTGCGTAGGACCATTGGGGTAGCACGATGACGATCGGCATTGCTAGCTTTTTAGCCTTTAGGCAGGCCGACTACAACAGCGTTGCTGCTCGTTATCAAAGCTATTGGCCGGGCCAGATTATTGATAGTCACACGTTCTATCCGTTTAATGTCAACGCCATCATTTCAAATGCAACCGGCGGCCAGCAAAGCCTGAGCGTTGATTTTGCGGTTAGCAATGATATTGTCAGCATCGTTGAAACTGGTTTGGCTAACGGCTATTTTGTTGAGCTAAGTTTTTACTACTTCACGCCAACAACTGGCGGAACGCCGCCAACAGCTAAAACGCTATTTGCCAGTTATATCGGCGAGCTGATCAGCGCAAGCCAAAATGAGACGTCGATTTCGATCCAGATTGGATCTAGCCTGAATCCCGTTGAAGCCCAGGCGCCGCCGCGCAAATTCACAACTACGCTGATTGGAGAGCCGCCCAAGATATGACAAGCAACCCGAACTACATTGCGCCGCAAAGCGCATCAGCTCC